GGTCAATCTTACACATGGATAGGAATAGACGAACTTCCACAATATCCTTCGCCAGATATATATAATTTTTTAAGATCATCACTTAGAAGTGTAGATCCTCAAATACCTGTATACATGAGAGCAACAGGTAATCCAGGAAACGTAGGTTCACAATGGGTTAGAGAAATGTTCGTTGATCCAGCAGAACCAAATAATGCGTTTGATGTAGGGATAGATACGCCTAATGGTAAAAAATATATTAGTCGTAGATTTATTCCTGCAAAGTTACAAGACAATCCCTATCTAATGCAAACTGATGATTATTACATCATGCTTGCATCTTTACCAGAAGCACAACGAAAACAATTTTTAGATGGAGATTGGGATGCATATGAAGATTCAGCTTTTCCAGAATTTAGTAAAACAACTCACGTTGTCGAACCTTTTGACATACCTAAAAGTTGGTATAAATTTCGTGCTGCTGATTGGGGTTATAGTTCTCCTGCTTGTGTGCTTTGGTTTGCTGTGGATTATGATAACAATCTCTGGATCTATAGAGAATTGTATACCAAAAAAGTTACAGCGGATCAGTTCGCTAGACAAGTACTTACTTTAGAGAATAGAGAATATATTCACTATGGTGTATTAGATGTTAGTACATGGGCTAAAAGAGGTGATGTTGGTCCAAGTATTGCAGAGACTATGATACAAAATGGTTGTAGATGGAGACCATCAGATAGATCACCTAAAAGTAGAATTAACGGAAAATTAGAAATACATAAACGATTACGAGTTGTAGACAAAAACCCAGGTATAAGAATTTTTAAAACTTGTAGAAATTTAATTAGAACTTTAGGATCTTTACCCACAGATGATAAAAATCCTGAAGATGTAGACACAAATGCAGAAGACCATGCATATGATGCATTAAGATATGGATGCATGAGTAGACCAACACATCCTAAATATGCACAAAGATTTAGATCTTCTTTTACACAAAACGATTATCATATAGCAGATAATAAATTTGGATATTAAATGAAAGTAAATTTATTTACTGTATCTACTCATATTGGTAAAGTTGATTTAAAAAAAATTAAATTAAAATCTAAATTTGGTAGAGCTTGGTTATCAAAGACACCTAGTTCTTTTAAAAATAAAAATAGTTTAGATGAAGAAAGTGAAAAATATTTAGTTACATATATTAGTGAATTACTAAAAGGTCATTACTATAATACATTTGAATTAGGTATAGCCGATATATGGCAAAACCAATATAAAAATAAAGATTATCAGGAACCTCATGTTCATGCTTTTACTAAATTTTCTTTTATTATTTATAAAAAAATTGTAGAGCCAAGAACAATTTTTTTTAATCCAGCTAAAAATGTTATTAGTATGTTAGGGGCAGATGATATATTTCCTACATCTTATATGCCTAAATTAAAATCAGGTTCAATTATTATTTTTCCTAGTTTTATAGAGCATATGGTTGTTCCAAACTCAGATCAAATTACTATATCAGGGAATTTAATTTTTAATAAAATAGAAGATAAAAAATGCCATTAAATAAAAAAGGTAAAAAAATTAAAAAATCAATGGTAAAACAATACGGCAAGAAAAAGGGTGAAGCTGTATTTTATGCTATGGAAAATTCTGGAAAGTTAAAAGGTGTCAAGAAAAAGAAAAATACCAGAAATAAATAAAAAAGATTTCCCCTATCCTTTAGTTAGGATTTATTGGGAAGACATTATTGGTGAGACTAATTGGACTGATATAGTCGATATTAAAAAATCTAAGACAGCAATATGCTGTAGTGTTGGTTGGCTAGTAAATGAAAATTCAACAACAACAGTTGTAATGGCAGATTTTAGTTTTGAAGATAATGGAGATATCAAACAAGGTGGTGGTTATACAACCATACCAACTAAAAATGTTTTAGCAATAAAGAAAATTAAAATATAGGAGAGCAACATGGAAAAAACATTTGATCCAAAAGCTAAAGTTAAACAAGGACAGTTCAGTGATTCTGCTGATGGTAAACAACCTAATAGAGAATCAATGAATCTTGATTTCTCACAGCACAACAGAAGAAAAGGTGAAACTTTTCAGTACGACCAAGATGTGCCTACTAAATCAGGTTCTGAACACGTTCAAGATTCTTTGTTTAGAATGGCTGATGAAAAAGATTATTAATGAGTCTTGGACCCAAAAGCAATTTTATACCTGTCGTTTATGCAGGTACTAAAAAAAAGAAAAAGAAGAAGAAAAAGAAAAAAAAGTATTCTAACAAATAATGGCAATACAAGGAGATATAACTATGTTAAAAAGATATATGCACGGAGAACTAGCACCTGATGTAGCTAAAAAACCAAATGAACCATTAGCAATTGATGCTAATTCAAAAGTAACTCAAGGTTCTATGAGTGGTGATGGCAATGATGCAAAAGGTAAATCAAAATCAAAAGTAGATCCAGCAATCTTTAGAATGGCTGAAGAAAGAGATTACTAATTTAAATGGACGAAGATAAAACTAAAAATGGCGGATATGAGTCCGAAGGTAGTCCTTTAGTTGGTTTAATACGAGAAAAATTTCAACAAGCTGAAACATCTAAAATCTATGATGAAAGAAGATGGCTAAAGGCTTATAGAAATTACAGAGGATTATACGGACCAGAAATGGCTTTTCGAGAAAACGAAAAGTCAAGAGTGTTTGTTAAAATAACAAAGACTAAAGTTTTAGCTTCGTTTGGTCAAATTATAGAAGTTTTATTTTCACAAGGTAAATTTCCATTAGGAGTAACTCCAACTTCTATGCCTGAAGATATTGCTGAAAAGGCACATTTAGATCCACAGCAACAGCAACAACCAATGCAAAGTCCATATGGTTTTAATGGAGATGGTAGAACAATACAGCCTGGTGCAACTGCTAATGATTTAATGAAAACATTAGCACAAGATTATCAAAATTTAGGATTTACAGAAGGTCCAGCTAATAAAGGTGAACCACAAATTGAACCTGCAAGAAAAGCTGCAGAGGCAATGCAAAAATTATTACATGATCAACTAGAAGAAAGTAAAGCTATTACAATTATGCGTCATGTATTTTTTGAGATGGCATTACTTGGAACAGGAATATTAAAAGGTCCATTTACAGATTTAAAAGAATATAATTACTTTGATACAGCAGAAGATGAAAAAGGTAATGTAGTAAATGTTAATGTAAAAAAAGTAAAAACAATACCTTCTATAGAAGCAGTATCTTGTTGGGATTTTTATCCAGACCCAAATGCAACAAGTATAAATGATTGTGATTATGTAATTCAAAGACATTCTTATAATAAACAACAGTTTGAAGATTTAGCAGATAAACCTATGTTTAATGCTCAAGCTATACAAGAATGTTTAGAGATGGGACCTAATTATCAAACAAGAGGATTTGAATCGTCTTTATATGATAAAGAAAATGTTACAAGTATTTATAAAAATAGATTTGAAGTTTTAGAATTTTGGGGTATAATAGATAAAAAAACTGCTGATGAATGTGGTTTAATGTATGAATCTGAATCAGAAAATATAGCAGTTAATGTATGGATATGTGGTAATAAAGTTTTAAGAATGGTAGAAAATCCATTTACACCAAGCCGTATACCATATTTAGTATGTCCATATGAATTAAATCCTTATCAATTTTTTGGTGTAGGTATTCCAGAAAATATGGAAGACTCACAAATGGTTATGAATGGTCATGCAAGAATGGCTATTGATAATTTAGCACTAGCTGGTAATTTAGTATTTGATGTTGATGAAACAATGCTAGTACCAGGTCAGGATATGAAAGTATTTCCTGGTAAAATATTTAGAAGACAAAGTGGTCAAACAGGACAAGCTATACATGGAGTTAAGTTTCCTAATACAGCTTATGAAAATTTACAAATGTTTGACAAATTTAGACAAATTGCAGATGAAGCAACTGGTATTCCATCATACTCACATGGAGCAACAGGTGTACAATCTACAACAAGAACTGCATCAGGCATGTCAATGCTTATGGGTGCAGCAGCATTAAGCATTAAAACA